GGCAATCTCCCCCGAAAAGGGGTATCGCCGCGCCGTGGCCCGTACTGCCCTATCCGTCTTGAACAACGGCACGGGATATGGAAACTATGGTGCATCCCACACATCGCGCTCTATGAGAAGCTGGCGCGTCGGCGGCGGCAGCGCAAAGGAAGACATTGAGGATAACCTCGAAACCCTGCGCAAACGGAGCCGGGATGCTTATATGGGCATTCCGCTTGCTACGGGTGCCATCAAGACGCTGCGCACCAATGTGGTGGGCAGCGGGCTGGTGCCCACGCCGCAGGTGGATGCCGACTATCTCCATCTGACTGAAGAAAAAGCCGACCAGCTGCAAGCGCAGATCGCAAGAGAGTTCAGCCTTTGGGCGGACAGCACAGCCTGCGATGCCGCCGGCATGGACAATTTCTGGCGTTTGCAGACCTTGGCGTTTACCAGCTTCCTGATGAACGGAGACGTGTTTGCCGCAGTTCAGTTTCGGGAGCGTCCGCACTGGCCGTATGCGCTGCAGCTGCGCCTGATCGAAGCAGACCAGGTGTGCAGCCCTGACCGCACGGATCATCTGGCCCCCGGAAAGGTAAACGGCAAGAGCGTGTTTCAGATCGTGCAAGGAGTGGAGACCAACGAAGCCGGAGAAATCGTTGCCTACTGGGTGGCCAATCGACACCCGTTGGAATACGAAAACCCGGTGCCGCTGCAGTGGATCCGAGTGGAAGCACATGACCCGGAGACCGGGGAACCGAACATTCTGTGTGTTACACAGAGAGAGCGTGCCGGGCAGCGGCGCGGCGTTCCACTGCTGGCTCCCGCACTGCCCACGTTGAAGCAGATGGGAAGATACACGGACGCAGAGCTTTCCGCAGCAATCGTTTCGTCCTGCGCTACCCTGTTCATCCAGAGAGATGGGCAGAGCGATATGGCTCCCTTCGGAGAAGACCCGCCCGAAAAAGCGGACAACCCGGATACTCCTGCCGATGAGCTGGCAATCAACCTCAGCCCGGCGGCGGTGTTTGACCTTGCCCCGGGCGAAAAAGCAAACCTGATCGACCCGAAACACCCGACCACCACCTACGACGGTTTTATGATGGCGATGTCCAATCAGGTGGCGACGAGCGTAGAAATCCCGTCGGAGGTGCTGTACAAAAAGTTTTCGTCCAACTACTCCGCCAGCCGCGGAGCATTGAACGAGTTCTGGCGCACCTGCGGAACGCTGCGGGACAGCTTTGCAGACGATTTCTGCCAGCCGACCTACGAAAAGTGGTTTGCCGAGGCGGTGGCCCGCGGGCGTATCAATGCCCCGGGATTCTTTGATGATCCGGCGGTGGCGAAAGCCTACATGGGCTGCACATGGAATGGTCCGGCCAGAACCAACTTGGACGCGAAGAAAGAAATCGAGGCGGCGATCCTGCGCATGGACAAGGGTATCAGCACTGCCGAGCAGGAAACGGCGCAGATGACAGGAGGAAGCTGGCGGGCAAATATGCGCCAGCGCAAGTCCGAAATGGAGAAAATAAAGGAGGTAGGGTGCGATGGGCAAACCCAGTTCCAAGACGACCCCGAAGACGACAAATAACAAGTTCTGGAAGTTCTGCAATCTGGCTGATAGCCAGAAAGCGGAGCTTTTTCTTTACGGCGACATTTCCGAAACAAGCTGGTGGGGCGATGAAGTCACCCCGAAACAGTTTGCGGACGATCTCGCCGCTCTGGGCGATGTGACCGAGATCACCGTGTACATCAACTCCGGCGGCGGTGACGTGTTTGCAGCTCAGGCCATTGGCAATCAGCTGGAACGCAATGCTGCCACTGTGACCGCCCATATCGACGGCCTGTGCGCCAGTGCTGCCACTATCGTTGCCTGCCACGCTGATAAGGTGGTGGCAGCAGCTGACAGCACCTACATGGTCCACCCGGTGAGTATGGGAATCTGTGGCTACCTGACGGCGGCTGAGATGCGGGATTACCTGAAGGCATTGGACACTACCAGAGAGAGCATTGTCTCCCTGTACGCCAAGAAGACCGGCCACGATGCAGACGAGTGCGCAAAGTGGATGGATGAAACAAACTGGTGGACGGCAGATGAAGCCAAGGAAAACGGCTTTGTGGACGAGGTGGACGACGCTGAGGAAGACGCTGTGGTGGAGAACCGCAACGGCATCCTGTTCGTCAACAGCGTCGGCACCCACCTGCCTTTCAACGAGGCACCCGAATTTGTCAGAAACCGGGCAAAGGCAAAAAAGCCTGTCACCCGGCCTGAAAATAAAACCCCGGCGGAACTGCCGGGACACAACGACCATGGGGAGGTAAAAGACATGGAAATCAAGACCGTTGATGATCTCCGCAAGGCGTACCCCGATATGGTGGCACAGATCGAGAATGACGCTGCCACTACCGAGCGTACCCGCATCAAGGAGATCGAGGACAGCACCATTCCCGGTGCTGAGGACGAGGCAAACGAGGCAAAGTTTGTGAAGCCTGTGGATTCTGCGGCGTTTGCCAAGGCGGTGATTGCCAACATGAAGGCAAAGCAGAACGCTCAGGGCAAGGACTATCTGGACAAGGCGAAGAAGTCTGCCCAGAACTCCGGCGCAAACGACATCCAGAATCCGCCCCCTGCGGATCCGAAGCCGGAAAACGCACAGGAAAAGGGCCTGATGAACGCAATTCACAAGATGAACGGTGTGAAGTAAGGAGGACAAGGTTATGAGCATGGATATGGAAAGAAAGACCTATTCCACCGCCCCGGAGTATTTCATTGCCGGCACGGACATCGGCATCGCCAAGGCTACCAAAAAGGCCAGCGCAGCAGTTGAGGCACACGCCCCGGTGCTGCTGGCCGATGGCAAGGTGAAGCCCATCGCAAAGGTGGACGGCAGTAATCCTCTGTCCGTTACCGGGCTGTACGGCATCACCGCAGACAGCGCAGCGGCAGACGAGGAAGTACCCATCTATCTGACGGGTGAGTTTTTCGCTGACGGTCTGGCGCTGCCCGAGGGCGTGAAAGCAGCAGACGTGGAAGTTGCCCTGCGCAATCTGGGCATCTTCCTGAAGTGATAGGAGGTAACAACTATGGCTAACGAAATCAGCATCTATGAGCCTCGGTGTCTGGCCGAGGTCGTGCGCACCACTCCCCCGGTGCGCACTTTCTTCCTGGACAACTATTTCACCAACATCAAGACCTTTGCCACCAAGAGCGTGGACATCGACGTTGTGAAGGGCGACCGCCGCATGGCTTCCTTCGTGCATCCTCTGGCCGGCGGCCAGGTGCTCAAGAATGAGGGCTATCAGACCGAGAGCTTTACTCCGCCCCTGATTAACCCTATGACTGTCACCACCGCAAACGATGCAATGGAGCGTATGCCTGGTGAGGACCTGTATTCCGGCATGACCCCCGAAGAACGTGCCGCCAAGCAGTTGATCGAGGACTACCAGCGTCTGAACGATGCTGCTACCCGCCGCGAGGAGTGGATGGCAGTGCGCACCATCATGGATGGCCAGATTCCCGTTGTCGGACCCGGCGTGAACAAGGTGATCGACTTCGGCTTTACCAACAAGGTGAAGCTGGACGGCACGAAGAAATGGGGCGCATCTGCCGCCAAGCCTCTGGATAATCTGGAAGACTGGGTGGATCAGGTGCTGGAAAACGGCTTTGCCAATGTGGATCACGTTGTTATGGGCAAGACTGCCCTGCGCAACTTCCTGGCTGACACCAACGTGCAGAATATGCTGGACAACCGCCGCATCGAACTGGGCATTATCAACCCCAAGGACCTGCCCAATGGCGCGCGCTACATCGGCCACCTGAGCAAGCCCAGTCTGGATATTTACACCTATGGTGAGGTTTATATGGACGACTGGACCGATCCTTCTGCCCCCGTTACCAAGCGGCTGGTGGATGACAACAAGATCGCTCTGCTGCCCTCTAACCCCAACTTCATGCGCGCTTACGGCCTGACTTCCTACATCGACGATACCAAGCGCACCATCACCGCCCAGACCAACCGTCTGCTGCGCACCTATGTGAAGCACGGCCCCGACCGCATGATCCTCGAACTGCAGACCCGCCCGCTGACCATCCCGGACAAGGTGGACAGCTGGCTGGTTGCTGAGGTGTGCTAAGACTATGCTGGACGTGGATGAAGAGTACGGTACGCCAAGCGACCCGAAGCCGCTGCCGACGTTCAAAGACCGGGTGGCACTGGATGTGCAGAACGTCTTCTTTAACCTGAATGAATTTGCAGAGAAGCGATTTGTCGATGGTAAAGAGATGGTCTGCATCACCCAGCACCCGGGAACTGGCGAACGTGCAGCGCACTGGGAGGGCGGCGCAAAACAGAGCTTCGACCAAGGTATGTACAAGGCTGATCTGCTCCTGTTCGTCAAACAGGAAGAGTACGGCCCAATGCCGAAGAACGACAAGCTCATAACGCTGGACAAGAAGCGGGATTACAGAATTAAATCCTGCTCCCTGAAAGCTGGCGTGTACCGCATGGAGCTTGAGAGGGTGAGGTAAATGGCGTATTTCAAAACTGGGTACGATGCTTCCACCATGACGGTTTCCGTCAACGATGAGGAAGTTTACCGGGCACTCGGCGTTCTGGCAGATAAGGCACCGGCGGCGTTGAAGGTGGCTGTCAATACCACCGCACGTCAGACGAGAAAACTCATGCTGCAGGAAGTTAAGAACCGATACGACCTCAATGCTGCTGGGAAGCGCATGATCGAAGACCTGCGCCAGCGTCAGAAAGCGACCAACCGCCGCCCTGCGGCGATCCTTGCCATTATGAAGAACGATCCCGGCGCATTCCGGGCAGACTTGGGCTATTTCCGAACCAGCCCCACGAAACCCTACATGGGACCGTCTGTCCGCAATGCGCCACCGTTCTTTCAGGCGCACGTCCTGAAAGGCAGCCCGATGATAGACCTCGGCGGAACCAGCGCAAAGAGCAAAGGCTTCCTCGTGAAGTTTAAGTCGGGGCATGTCGGCATGGTGCAGCGTCAGCTCGGCGTACCTGCGGATAAGGATTACACGGAGAGCGGAAAGAAACGCTGGAAACCAAACGAGAAGCTGGCAACGCTGTCCAGTCCTTCCGGCTCTGCCATGCACCATACCGTGTGGGAGATGCAGGAGCAGACGGTGGAGCAGATGCTGCAGCAGAACACAGAACGCCGTGTGCGGCAGCTAATTGCCAATGCCAAGAGAAAGGGCGTGATCTGATATGGCGGAGAAAATCGCTGGATATACCAGCGAGATGTGCCAGCAGGCTATGATCGACGAGCTGAAAGAATTGTTTCGGGATATGAAGTTCAATGGGCAGGAAAGCCCGAAGTCCTTGCAGATTTTCAAACAGTTCCTGCCAATCCAGACCAATGACGACGATGATGTGGACACAAACGATTCCATGTACCCCTGCATCATCGTGATCGAGACCAGCGGTGAGCAGAACAATGAGCAGGACCCGCAGCTTGTGCTGATCCAGCTCGTGATCTGCTGCTATGACCGCGGGATAGACCGACAGGGGTATGTAGATACCGTGAACATCAAGGAAACTATTATGCAGCACTTCAAGCGCAAGCCCGTCTTTGGCGGTGCGTTTGAAGTGACGTATCCCCGCAAGTGGGAGCTTTCTGAAGATGACATGGATTACTACTACTGGGGAATCGTGAATCTCGTTTGCAAGACCCCCAACGGTCTGAGAAACGAAGAAGTGGAGGCTTTGATATGAGTGACGAAAAGAAAACCGCTGCCGCAGTGGACAAGGCTCCGGCGGTGCAGGCTGTTGCCTACTGCGGCCCGACCATCAAGGGCGTTGCACCGCAGTACACCGTTTTTGTGGACGGAATCCCCGAAAAGCTGGCCGAGATCGCAGAGGAACACCCGGTCGTAAAAGCTCTGATCGTTCCTCGTGAAAAACTCGCAGAGATGCGGGTGAAAGTGGAGCAGAACGGCACCCGGGAGAACCTTCTCTACCAGAACGCCGTTTCTGTGCTGTGATAGGAGGATGAAACAATGGCTACTTCTCATGGCTTTAACCTGACCGAAGCGACCACCAGCGTTTCTGCGCCGGTACAGGTAAGCTCCGGCCTGCAGGTCATCGTGGGCACTGCGCCTGTCAACCAGCTGGCAAACCCGGAAGCGGCGGTGAATACCCCGCTGTACCTCAGCACCTACAAGGAGGCTGTGGCTGCTGTGGGCTGGTCTGACGACTTTGCAAAGTACACTCTGTGCGAGGCAATCAGCGCAAACTTTCAGGTGATGGGCACGGCTCCCATTGTCGTTATCAACGTGCTGGATCCCGGGAAGCATACCACCCCTCTGGATGCTACAACCGTTCAGGTCAACGACGGCGTGGCGCAGATCAACAAGACGGGCCTGCTGCTGAAAAAGCTGGTCGTCAAGAAGGACACAACGGCTCTGACCGAGGGAACGGATTACATCGCCACCTTCAACGACGACGGTACTGTGAACATCGCGCTGCTCGATGGTGGCAAGGGCAAGGACGCAACCACGCTGAGTGTTTCCGGCTCCATTCTGGACCCGACCAAGGTGACCGCCGCCGACATCGTGGGCGGCGTAAGCACTACCACCGGGGAGGAAACTGGACTTGAGGTGGTGCGTCAGGTCTACCCGAAGTTTGGCAAGGTTCCCGGTATTCTGCTGGCACCCCGATTCTCCAAAGATGCGCTGGTGTGCGCTGCTCTGCAGGCCAAGTGCCGGAAGATCAACGGCGTTTTCAATGCCGTCTGCTACATCGACCTCGATTGCGGCACTTCCGGCGCAAAGAAGTACACCGACGTGGCGGGACAGAAGACGAAGCAGACCGCAACCTCCCGTGAGGCATACGCTCTGT